GTAGTATACATTTGCTGCCATTGCTGAACCTGTCCAGGCTCAATGCCTCCTAAAAAATTTGCCGCATGGTATAAAGAACCGTACAGATAAATTGCAGGATGGCTTTCTAAAATATAATTCGTTGTGTTGTTGCTGGATAAAGCGTCAAAGGTTTTATAATAATTAATAATGCCGGCATATCCAGTGTCCGGTCTTGGTGAAAATCTGAATGTTTCTCCCAAGATGGTAAAGAGCTGCGGAGTTCCGGTTGTTGAAGTTCCCTTGATCTGATCCATGTGTGCAGGCGTTGTAAATCTTAAAGAATATTTTGTTGCACCTGACTTAATATAAAAATCCCTGACCTGTAAAAACCCTGTCGGCAAATCTATCGCTTCCTGGTCCACATTAAGTGTGGTCTGGGTAATCATTTTCCTAATTCTAAGTTTATTGTTAAAATCAGATTCTGTTAAAACAATAAAATCCTCCGCTATTTCGGAAGTTAAATCGGAACGGTTAAGCCAGTTGGCTATTGCCGTTTTTAAAGTTGAATAAGATGTTAAAGCCATAATAATCCTTTATGCACAGGCAACAAATAATTCTAAATCGCAAGCTGCGGTATTTGCCAATGCAGTAATATTAACAAGGTCGCCCAATGAAAGTGTCAGACCTGTTCCGTCAATTCCATCCATTGTGTCAACCACTCCACCTGACAGGTCTGCGTTGTAGATAAAGGACTGCCCTTTATCCAGCTTCACTGCAAACTCGTCATCGTTTTCATTTTTAAATGTCAAGGTAACATGGTTGGTGTCGTCAAGATTGGTTAGCCTGATATACCTTACATCGCTTTCAATAAAAGTTCCTGACGCATTAGCGGTACTCATTGCCAAAACTTCTATTTCAGATGTCGGTACGGTAATAATTCTTTTTGATACTTCGTTGATAGATGCAACAGACAGGGTATTCTTAGATCCTTGATCTTTGCCGTTAAGATTGATTGCCTCTGTTAAAGTAACCGTTAAGGTTGCCGATGTAATTGTTGATGCCATATTTGTTTCCTATATATTTCCTGGTGAGGTTCTGAAATATCTGTACTCAGAACTGTTCAGTTTTTCTCTTAAAATTTTATTTTGTACCTGCTTGGGCAAGGCAAACCAATTACTATTGTTTTGGTCTTTATGGTATTCTTTTGTCCAAATTTCTAAAACAATAGTGGGAATGGATGCCACCCTTTTTAAACTCTTGCCAGGCGAATAGCCATCGTTTTGAGTATAAAGTTTTTTATTGTGGTCCAGAATGGGCTTGTGATTGACGGCTCTGTGATGAATTACCCCTTTATTTTCATGGGGTTCAAAAGTGTCTGTTATCAAACCTTCCGTTTCCTTGCTCCTGTTTTTCATTTGCCCTGACCTCTGTTACGTTTCTTCTTGTTTTTCTTATTCTTCTTTTTAGAGTGCTTGCCTTTACGCTTCTTCTTGGCTTTGTTTTCGTGTTTATAGCCGTATTTTGCTTTAGTCATTACGCACTAAGCTCAGTACAATACAAAGTACCATCGCCACTATTTCTAATAGCTGCCATTTTTTCACCTGGAGAAACTTTAATAATTTCCACTTCTCCTGCCGGCACATAACCATGACTGGTTGTGGCAGTTGGTGATGCAGCAAAAGTAATATGACAGTTTGTTGTTGAAACAACTCTTATATAATGAGTGCCATCCCCAAAAGCATTGCTTACTGCTGCACTTGATGATGCTACCGCTATTGTTTGAGTGGTTCCATGTCTTAAACCATAATTAACCATTGTTGTTTTCCTTATTTAATTAAATTAATTTTTTATATCTAAGGGGAAGTGCCGTTAGGCAATATCCCCTTAAATTCTGTAAATTATCTTCTGATAATGAATGTAACTACACATTCGCAAGCTGTAGATGATCCACCATCTGTAATCATTTCGATAGATCCATCTTCTTCAACTCTGTTAGCGGCAGTTGGTTCAGCAGTATCAACGTCTCCAGCAGCAGATCCAGATTGTGTTACTGTAATTCCGCCACCAGTTATAGCTGTTCCACCAATTTCCCAAGTCAGAGCTGCGTTTGCAGATGTCATTGCATTTTTAATTGATGTTAAAATTTTAATAACATTTCCGCCATCAGGTATAGGTACAAAAGTTGAACCTGCTGTACTGATGTCGGTTATTTTAGCTGTTATAAAATAATCGTTTAGTGTTCTCATGTTTTTTTTTTTTTATTTGTTTCGTTTTGCTTTGCAAGGTTTTATCGTCTTAACAATATTATTATTACAACGTACAAGGCGGATTGTTTCTTCTTATCCTATATGTTTATTGATTATGAAGTTGTTAAATCAAAAACTCCGCCTGAAGCAGCTTCATTTCTGGATTCCAGAGTGTATTCTGCTACTAGGAATTGCTTTTGAGCATCTCCAGTTTTTGCAAGGTCATCCAATTGGAAGTCTCTCAAAAACGCAACCGCCCACAGATCAGGTGTGATAATGTGAAGCGATCTTGATGGTGAGAATCTGTTTGGAGCCACCTGTAATGCGCCAAAATCTGACTCATATACATCCACAGCAGCAACTAATCTTTTGTTTTCAGCCGGATCGAATCTTGTTGATCCACCTGTAAAGCCAGATAGTTTTTGCTTGTTGAAAGAGCCTACTTGAAGCATCGTTGGATCTCCACCAGAATCCCAAACCAGCTTTAACGCTGCTTTTAATTGAGCTTCTGTGAATGCCCTCTGTGTTCCATCAGTTCTTGCATCAGAACCATCGCCTGTTGGTGATGCTGGATTACCAGCAGCCGACATAACATCGTTAGATGCTATCCATGATTCTACGCCACCTAGTTCTCTTGCAGTTGAGTCGTTACCTGCCACTTTAGCGTTGTTAGCACATAAAGAAGTTTCCATATCTCTTTTAAGCTCTTTTGAAGCCTTTGAGATTTCATAAGCTAGTTCGTTGTTACGACCAGCTCTATTAGTTGCTTCCAATGTACCAGAAACGATGACAGATTTAACTGCAATCTGTGTATAGTTTCCTAGCTTGGTGCTTGATGTAGGTGCTGCAAAAGTAACTTCGTTACCTTCAATTGCAGCGTTTGACCCTGATGCGGCAGTTAAAGAGTCTTTTTGCCATTCATGATTTGTAAAGGTAGCTTTTGCTTTCGCAATTGCAGACATGAATGGAGTTTCTGTCGGTGAGATATTATATATCACATTAGACAGATCTTCTCTTTCGCCTTCGGCATCATAGGTTGACCATGTATTACTTACCTGTGCCATGTTTATTTTCTCCTAAGTTATTGTTGTTTATTGTTAATCATGTCCAAAAATATACTGGTTGCATCTTTGATGTTTCCAGATTTTTTCAGACGACCTAACTTTTCCTTTCGCTTTTGGAGATTGATGTCGGCTTTATCACTTTTCACCCCTGAAGAAAAAACTTTGCCAGGCTTGGTAATCTTTTTTGCTAAATTCGGTTTCGACTTCAGCATATTGCGATACTTCATGGCATCGTTGACGATCATAACCTGCCTATGGTCAATAATGGAATCAATTTCATAATTATTAAATCCCTGAGATGATAAAAAATTTCTCATCTCGTTTCTTATTGACATAGATTTTTGCTTGTCGTTAAATTCCGGCATTTTTAAAACCAGAGAACGACCTTCCTTTTCGATTATGTCGTTGCGTTCTTTCCTATGGCGTTCCTGAAGGGTTTGCATCGCATGATTTAATTGTAATTGCTTTTTGTCCAAACGATGCTTGATCTTCGTTGCTTCCACAGGATCTTCTTCATACAACTTGTCTAAATTTGAAGAATTAAATTCTTCAGTTAGCTGTTGCTGGGCAATGGTGTTAAACCTGTTCAACTCCTCCAGTTTAGAGGAATAGTTTTGCCTTTGCTTTTCAGACTCGGACTGAAACTGCTTTTTGTCCAAAGCTAGTTCTTCTGTCTTTCGTCTATAGTCGGCATCTCTTGAGTAACCGTTTTTTAATTCGTCTAAGCTAACATTGAATTCTTGACCTGCAACTTTTACCTTGTGGGTGGAATCCTGTTCTTGTTGAATCTCTTGTGTTTGTTCTTGAGATACTTCTTGTTCAGAAACTTCCTCTTGCGATTCCGTTTCCGGTTTTGTTTCCTGTTCCGCAGGCTGTTCTTCCTTGGAAGATTCCTGTTGTATCGGTTCAGCAGAAGTTGGTTTGGCTTCTTCTGTTATGGGTTTTACATCTTTTTCTTTAGGCTTCACTTCCGTTTCCGGTGATAAAAGCCCTGAAATTGATTTTGCAGCTTTTTGCAAATCAGTTTCAGCTCCCTTAGTGGGGTTAGCTTGATTGTCTGACATGATATTATGCTCCTTTGTTGGTTAAAGCTCCCAGATAAAATGGGTTGGCTATCCTAACCAGACTGATTAGAAGTTCGTTGCTTTGATAGATTTGCGAAAATCATCCAACTGTTTTGTGGCTAATTTTCCTGTATCAATAATTTCTGTAATATGCCGTTCAAATATACCGACAATTTGATAGGCTTGCCAGAGTTTCTCCCTGGTTTCGACCTCTTTTGCTCCGGTGTTTAATAGGCTTTGATTATATAATTCTTTTAATTTGTCTAGCGATTCTCTCAGTAAACTATTATTTAAAAGTTGTCTAGCGTTATTCGCCCTGCTGACTTCCTTGCTTAACTTCGTTTCCTCGTCTTTGTTCATTTAGATTCTGTACCTGCTGTTCCAGTATGTCTGAAGATTTTTGGGCTTCTAAAAAAGTTTTATTTCTATTGGATGTTACCAATTTATCCAGATCGGCATCCGCTTTAATCTTGGCGGTATCGAGCTGGGTGTTGTATTTTAATTCCATTTCCTTCATCTTGGTTTCAAAGCCAAGAATAGCCTCTGCCGTTTCTGCTTTGAGTTTTTTACCTTCCAGTTCAAGTTCGGCAACCTTTCTTTTCTCCTCGGATTGTATTCTTGTAAATTCAATTTTTTCAATCGGTGTCAATGGAGGAGGTGGTGGCGGCTGAACTAATTGCTTGCCAACATCAGGATCAACAAAATAATTTTCCACATTCTTCAATCCTGCATTTTCAATGACTTTCGACAATGTATTATAAATATTCTTTAAGGACACCATAGGATATTCCTGACCGCCCTGTAGCTTGAACGCCTGGAGTTGCCTTTCCAGAATATTATTCAGTATCACCAGTTGCTGATCCTTAGATCCGCTTCCAAGTCCAACCACAATGGTAATGTTGTATCGGTCCTTCCATTCCGTAGGTCTGACCGGAACAAACTGATTGTTAAGCTGAACAATTCTTTCCTTGTCCTGGTATTTAACCGTTAATTCAAATATTTTTCTAAATAATTCCTTAACCCCTGTTTCAGAAAAAATTCTTGCAATCAGCTCCATACGCATTTGCGTCTGAGTCATCAGGGTATTAATTCCTGTAGCCGTTTTATTCAAACTGTCCGCATCCAGCCCTTGTGCGTATCTTGTAACACCGGTTCTGGTTTCCCTAACGGTGTCCAGGTATTCCAATAATGGAAATGCCTGCTGAGAAATCGTTTGCGATTGCATCGGCATCATCACCTGGCTAGGCGGCTGTTTTGTTCTAACCACTCCCCCAGGTCTTGAAGTCAGTAAATCATCAAGGTTGACCATGCCATCCATGATCGCAACCCTGTTGTTGTTGGTTAAATACATATTGTCCAGCAATTGCCGCATGACCGTTGATTTAACCAGTTGAATATCCTCGACCAGTTCAGAAACCGATCTTCCGTAAAATCTGTGAGGCATTGGAATGGGCGTTAAAGAACAGAACGGCATGGAATCCACTTCTGTATTTTCAAGAATATCCGATGTGCCTCTACCGCCTACGCAAACCTTCCTTAATTCTGCAATTCCATCACCGTCATAATCCATTCGGAGATAGCATTCGTAAATTTCAACCTGTTCCGTTGATTTATCGGTTGCATGATTGAACGGACTTTTATCAATATCACTAAATCTGGTAAGTTTTTCGCTGTTGTGCAATACATTTTGTGAGGATGGAAGTTGTTCAACCACCTCTTTGTCAAACCCTATTTCAATGAGTTCGCTTCTAGTTTTATAAACTTTGTGGGCGACAAAATTCGCATCCTCTATGGTCTTTGCACTTTTTGCAATTAGAACTTCCTCTGGAGGAACATTTTCTATTTTGACTCGACCAAACTTGTGAGTTCTTTTGATCTTGCAGTTATGTATTTTCGGAGTCTCCGTTTCAATAACCTGACCTTGTGCTTCAGCCAAAGCCTGAACCTGTTGCAGTTGTTCTTTTGCCTTCTCATCTTCAAACTCCTCTTCGTCAACCACTTCAATGCTGTCATCATTAAGAAGCAGTTGATAGTCCGTATCGCTTAAATTCTTATAAGTTTCGTATTCAACCTTCTGGCTTTCATCCCAAAAGACTTTTACAATTCCGTTCTTTTCAAGAAGGGCATCCTTGAACCAGGTGTACAATATTGAAAAACCTGAATTGTCCTTATTGAAAACATAGTTAATATAATTCGTTGCCTGATCCGCCAACGCCACATCTTCCGCCTTAACCGGCTCGCAGCGAACCACATTGTTAGAGGCTGTAAAAATTCTTAGCAGGTTTGGCAGAATGGTTTCAACGGTGTCCGCCACATCGGTTGAGATGACCTGGCTTCTTCCGTCAATTTCCGTTCCCAGCTTTTCACCCAGATAATATTCCAGTGATTTTTTTTTTTTTTTTTAAAGACTGACGCCCATAAATCCTAAGGCGTTGTTAATCTCTCCGCTAATAATTGATCTTAATTCTATATCTGATATTTTTGCCATTATTATTTCTTTTTAAAAAAAATCTTTTAAATTTTTAAATTTTTTTTTAATTTTTTGCCGTTTTTTTTTAGCATCTTCTTTA